ATTAGAGTCCCTTCGCCGGTAATTAGCCAAATGAAAAAGGGTTTATCATACTCTAAAGGAATTAATAGAGTCACTCAAAAGATAGTTGAGAATAACGTAATTTCTAAAAACCAACTATTAGAATTAAAACAATTTTTTGACAGTAAAAAAGAAACAATCACTTTAAATGAAACGTTTAAAGGAAAACCACAAAAAGATATGGAGTATGTTAATTGGTTATTAAATGGTGGAGATGTAGGGTATAAATGGGTTATATCAAAAACTACTTAGTCCCATTCACTGGCAACGTTTCTAATATTATCTTTTTTAATTCTAATAGTATAACTCTTATCCCCATAGGCCTTAGGTACCATTAGGTAGAAATAATCTAAAGCCCTTTCTAAACAAGAAGACTCGGTTTCTATAATGAGTTTTTCTTCCCCATTAACAATTTTAACAAAATGATAAGTTGTATTTCGATACATTATTTTTTTTTATATATAACAAATATACAAATTATTTTTTACCCGAACAATATTTACCTGAACATCTTTTTTTACCGTCTAAACCAGGCATCTTACCTTTACACACTTGGACGGCGTAACCGTTAGCGTAAGCTGATGGGTAAACATCATATTTAGCTTTCGCCGCGTTTTTACCTCTTGCACATAAAGTAGTGCTCTTCTTTTTTTTCTTTTTAGATTTTTTCTTTTCACTAATTACTCTAGTGATTATTTCTATCAGTTCGTTTTCAGTGATTGTTACCTTTTTCATTTTCTATTAACTATTTGAAATTTTAATTCTCTTTTATAGGTATTAATCTCTCTATCCGTCAATACTTTTATATCGATGAAATATTCGTTAGGTATTTTGTCTTCAGTATTAAAAATAAAATAGTGACTATCTGGTGTTCTATTTAACTGTGTCCAATCTTGAACTTGAACTTCAGTTTTACCTTCTCTAACATATACCCTATAATAGGCGTTAACTTTATTAAGTACTTCATTCGTAGTATACGCTTTTTTAATTATGACGTTAACTTTACGTACATCTGGTCCTAATATCTTTTCATCTTGTTTAATTCCGAAAAAATCAAAACCATATAATGAAGGGTCATTCGTTGTTGAACCAATTTGATATAACTCCGATAAGTCATTAACTACAAATTCATTAGTTTGATTAGAAATATTAACTCCATTAATCTTTAAATTTTTCCAAGTATCGTACATCATACATGGTATACTTGATGATGTTAATGGTGGTACTATAACTTCATATACCCCATTAGTTATTTGACAGGTTGGTAAATCTAAATATAATATTGAACCATTCATATCTGTAATATCTACAGATGGTAATTCATCAAAATTTTGAGGATTACCGAATTGGTAACTGTATAGATATAATTTATTTTCTTTATTTTCATAAAAAATATTTCTATCATCCTCTATTAAATCATCATATGTAGTTTCTAAGTATGGTTCATAAAATGTTTGTGTATTCGTAGTAAAAAACCCTACCGAGTAGTTTTCAGTTAATCCTGTAATATTTTCAACTTGAGGATAAAAGGCGATTCCCCATCCTGTAACTCCAGTAGTCGCCCCCGTTAATATATCATTTATCTCTTGAGTCATATCAAATTTAATATCTTCATTACCAAATTCAAAATGTTGAGTATCAATAATAGTTAAACCTGAGAAATTTAACCCTGTACTTGAATTGGTATTTAAATTATCGTATACCCCCGGTACTGACCAATTTGAAATAGTTTGAGATTCGTACCAATTAGTTGGTCTACTTGAGTAGGCTTTGTCTGTAGGTAATTCAGTAAAATCGTAATAATCGTATCCAACACCTTCATCCCACGATTGAATATCTCCTGTGGTTCCTGAAACTTTAGGTATTCTAAATAATACTAAATCAAAAGAAGTTGCTCTTCTTCTTCCATTAGACCATGTATCATTTAATAATTCCAAATCAAATGATGAAGTATTAGTCATATTGAGAATATGTTTCATACTTTTTGAACAACCAGTAGAGATAATACCATGTTTGATTTGTTCAGTTATTCCTGATAATTCAATATCGAATAAAAAACGACTAAACCCTTTTGGAGTAATTACATTATCTACCCCACCAAAGAATAGTTCGCATATAGGGTTTCTACCTGTATTTGCGTATGAATTTGAAACAATAGTTGTGTTTCTATTAAAATATGATTTATAAGTAGACATAAACTCTTTTTAATATAAATACTTAGTTTATACGAATATACTTATTTAGTATCTTTTGATTTGCGTCTCTAAGTTCTTTTTGTAACTTTTCCATGGTAACTCCGTTAGTTGATGTGCCATCAGGAACCATACCATGATACGGATGAACATGTCCAATAAGAAATTGTACCATTAAATTTAATAACTCAATTAATTCTTCTCCTCTAACAACTGAAGATGTTTTAGGTTCAATCTCATCTGAAAGGGTATATTCCTCAATACCGTATAAAGTGTCAGATAAATTTATTTTACCTGTATCATTTTTTGATGATTTATGTGAAAGTAAATAAACAAAGTCCCCACCCATTATAGATGCGGTATTATTTAATAATATTTCCTTTTCAGGTATTATCTCATTTTTTTCAGGAGTAAAAGGGACATCCCCTCTTTTTGATTGGTCATATATTAACCCATAACCACCTACTAAGTCCGATTGTTTAACTTTAACGCCAGACATTAAATTAGCTATAAATAATTTCTCATTTGTTTGTGATGTGTCAGAATTTAATTTATTATATAGACTTGGCTGAGGTCTAAAATAAATAGGGTATGTTGAATCACCACCACCTCTTAATCTAAAAGGACCTAAAGGTGTAACTGATGTTGTTATAGTCGATAAATCAGGTACCAATTTTTCTGCAACACCATTAATTATTTTATTAATTAAACGTGTCAAATCATTAACGGATAGGGCTAAAAAATCAAACTTTTGGTATAGATTCTTAGTACCCTCTACATCTGTAGTTAAATCAAAACTTTGACTACCATTTCTTTCGTTAGGGGTTAAAGTATAAATATAAATTCCTCCTGTATAGGCGTTTGAATTATTATCAGGATTTACAACGTTATATTCTACTAAAATTCTAATTGGTTTATGTCTATACTTAAACTTATAAAGTTTTTCGGCTTCACCGTATACCGTCTTTTTATTAAATTTACTAAGTTGTAAGAATGACCTATTATCATTACCAACAGGGTAAACATTTGGGATAGGTTGACCATTATATTTACCAGCCCTTAATAATACGGTATTTTCTTTAACAACAATATCGGCACTTCCTCTACCATCAATAGATATGTCGTCTGGCTCAGAATAGACACCCTTATTAGATGATTCAAATACGATTCCTGTGTTTGGGTTACGTAGTTGTTTCTGTTGTTTATTTCTACTACCTAAATTACTGTTACTAACCGCCGAATTATAAGGTTCTTGTTTTACGTTCGTTAAAGAGGAAAAAACACCTGAAATATAAAACTTATCTTTATTAGACTTATCGTCAGAGTTAGAGTAAATTAAATGAACAAATTCACCATTTTTAGGTGCAGTATTTATGAAGACAGGTAATAGAGGTCTAATAACAAATGGGTCTCTAGATGTCCATTTTTCTGTTACACCTACAGTATCGGCAACACTTTTTTCCCTATCTGCAGTGTTTTCAGTTTTTAGTACGGCACGAATACGACCCAATCCCATAGGGTCAATATTATCAATACATTCACCTACATATATTATTCTATTATTATATGGTATATCAGCCATTACTTAGTTCTTTTTTTATACTCGTTTAAAATTTTATTATAAATTATTTCAGTACTATCTAAATGACGAGTTAATTTAATAATATTAGTTTTAGTTTCCTCAAAATCATTTTGTACAAAATCCATCGCTTCGATTAAATCTTTATTGGAACTGTTTTTATACTCTAATAGTATTTTTGTTATTTTATTTTCATCCATATTAATACGATTTTCCTGAAGCCTTTGATGGTGCGGTCGCTCCTGCTATCACAGGTGGCACCGCTAATGGTGGTATAAAGACTTCAACTTTACCATTAGCTAATTGCTCTTGGTAAGTACCTTTTATTTGTTGAAACATTGCTGGCATGGCAATATTTACTGCTCCACTTGGAAGGTCACCTGTCGGTATACCTATTGATTGAAGTCTTTCCGTCACTTCTGTCATTGCTCTTGTCGGAGAGAATCCACCTAATAATGAACTAGCCGCCAAAGCGAAAGAAGGTAACGATATACCTGTGGCTGCGGCGGCTAAATTCAATAATTTTAATATTTCATCAACTAAACTTTTACATTCTCGATAATCAATAAAACCCTGAACTAATTGAATTATTAAAAATATAACTCCGGCAATCATAGCAGCTTGTTTATTTTTGGCTTCTTTAACTATTTCAACAAGTAATGTTTCTACCAATAATCTTAAGTTCTTTTTTAATAAAATGAATAATTCTTCAACAAATATCGCAGCAATTTTACTTAACATTTCTGTCATAAATTTACCAAACGTTTTAATAAATGACTCTAAATTACTTAGTGCCAATATATTCGCAAAATTTGGATTAACTGACTTCATTACAATTTGTAACCCTAATAACATTTTTGGTCTTAAGATAGCGAACATCACGGCTTTTGGGATAATCTTTAAAAAATCATTATTAATCGCGACATTTAAATTTAAATCAATACCCGATGGTATATTGAGTTTCCAATCTTGGTCTTTAGCCATATTGTTGACTAAACCCATTAAGTTATCTGCGTTTTGACCGGCATTACCAACATCGTCATTAATGAGTTGAGCCATTGAATCTAATAGTGACTCAGTATTGACGGGTAATTTGACATTATTACAGTCAGTGAACTCGGTAACTCCTTGAATCATATTATTAACTTCAATATTTTTTAAATCAAGTGGAGACATCTCAAAAAACGATGGGTCTATATTATCTAACTGCCCTAACTTAGCGGTACCCTGAACATCAATTTCTCTATTACTATCAAAACAAAGACCTAATATTCTTTGTAATATTTTTTCAAACTTAGTCTGTTCTTCTTTTTGATTAACAGAAATCCCACCCGAAATATCAATAATGTTAGTTAACATATTCATGATTTCTACCGATATCATATTAAAATTAACTATATCTATAGAACCGTAATAATCTCTTAAGAAATCACCTAAATTATCTCCATTTAATCTATTGGCTAATGTTACCTCGTAAAAATCACCAAAAATAGGTGTTCCAGTATTAGGGTCGGGGTATTGTGTAACATACTTTATATCAAAAATACCGGCTCCTGATGCACCAATGTAACTACTACCGTATTCGGCCGTAAATGGTACACCCTCATTCTGAAGTCTATTATAAAGTTCTTTATCCATTGAAAATGGTTGAGAACCGACATTTATGGAGTCTTTTTCATATCTAAATGTCCATGGCTTGGATGATGGGTCGTTTTTTAATAATTCCCTTAAATCGATATCGTTAACTGGTATGTAAAGTGGTTGAGTATTAAACTCCTGCTCTTCTGAACAACCCGCAACTTTCAATACCTCCTCAGCAACAATCTCACCCATTCTGGATTTAGTATTTTCACTAGCCATTAAAACTTGTTTTATTAGGAAGTCGATAGTGGAAGAACCTGTATTTTTACCACTAGGCATAGTTTTTTTGAATAACTTAGTTAATTCATCAAATACGTTTTCAATTTCTTGTTGAGCTCTTTGTTTGATATCACCCATAGCGTTTAATTGCTTTAGGGCGTCACTTTTTGCGTTTTGAAAGTTACTATCTAAACCATCAGATATTTTTTGTAGTTTTTTTTGATTAACCGCAGTATTAATAGTGGATTTGTATGCATCTACTTTAGAACTAGCCTGTTTAAACTTATCTTTTATCGACATAATGGTTATTTTTAATCAAGTTTATAACCGTCCTTCTTGTCACCACTGCTTAAATCTTGTTGTATTAAGGTTTGTAATGTGTCATCATCAATTTCAGATAAACTAAATTCCTCGCTTGAGGTATTATTAGTTTTTTCCCATATTGTTGACTGTAACTTAGAAAGTGATAGTTTCTTTTCTATAGTATCATTTACGATTTTTTGTTGTTCTTTGATAACAGGTCCAATAACGGTCATATCCTCAGGGTCCTTTAACATCGCCAACATTTTATTTTGTATTCTTATAGCGGTCGCTCTTTGTTCTACAAGTTCGTTGTAAATTTCTTGCATAAGTGAAAGAACTGAGTCTTTACTTAATACTATTTCTTTTTTTTTAGGTCTTGCCATAATGTTATAAATATTTATAGAATAATTTTTTTATAGATTATGTAATTTATTTGTCAACTCATAATATAATTTCTTATACTTTCTCATTGATGTCCTTATTTCCTTAGTAGACATATTTGTCATATCACGTAGAGATAGTAGTATTATATTTTTATTAAATTTATTATTATCCGTTCCTATAAAAATATTGTTATAATTCTCAAATAACTCCATCAAAGCGTATCCTAACTTTAATTCGTTATTATTTAAATCGGTATTTTCTATATAATCATTAAGTTCTTTTATGAATCTTTTAATCACATCCGTTGCCTCTATCTTTTCATTTTCAAGATAGTAAATCATATCAGGCCTACTTTCTAATTTAGTAGTTATATCTTCATATGATATTTTCCTATTTTGTTCTTTTTGGTCTTTTATAATCATACCCATTAGGTAGTTTTTACATATCGTACCAAAATAAGAGTATGCTTTTTTACCTTTTTCAGGTTTAAATTTTTCAACCTTTGTAATTAAAAAAGAGTGGGTGTCATGATTAATTTCACGAAATTCCATCCCCTTTCTATAAAGTTTATATCTTCTAATGATTGATTCAATCATTTTATCTAAAGGTGCTCTTAGATATTCATCATAGATTTTATTTTTTTCAGTAAAAGTAGAGGCAGTTAAAAATAATCTAACTGCCCTCTCTTCTCTTTCCGCGAAATAATTATTAGTTGTTGGTTTTCTACCTCTTTTTTTCTTTTCAATCACTTCAGGAGTTTCAGTATTACCTGAAACAACCACTTTATTTGAATCGTTATTAGTTGTAGTAGCACTTTTTGGTTCTAAAAACATTAAACATCTATTGCTTGATAGTTTATGTCCCTATCTTCAATAAAAAAATGTTCTTTTTTCGCCGAGTCAATCCAAAACGCAACTTCGTCTTCAGATATTTTTTGCTCACCAAATTTGTAATTCCAAAAAATTGAACCCTCTCTCATGTTCATGTGTTTGTAACCAATTCTAGGTATTGTCATTATTTCTACTGAATTATAACTTAACCTTAGTAGGAACTCATATACAAAAGTTAATTTCATGGATTTTTTAAATCCACCAAAGTCTTTAAAAACTGATTTTTTAAGTACGACTCCGCTTGTTTGAAAATTTTGATAGTTTAATAAAACTTCATTAGTTAAGTAACCAATCTCACTATTCATATTAGCTGCAAAGGTTGCCTCATTTGTGAATCCAGCAAAAACACCTTTTTCATCTACGTCTAATACTAATGGTAAGAATCCTGATACTTTTGGATAAGCTTCTATATATCGTTTAACATTTTTAAACCATATTGACGCATATTCATCATCAAACTCTAATAAAGAAATCCATTCATTTTTAGCGTTTTCAACTCCTAAGTTTACTTGAGATGAGAAATCAACATCACCTGTATTTTCAACTAAGTTTACTGTTAGACCACTATAGTCAAAGTTTTGAACTACTTCTTTTAGTGACTCTTCATCACTATGTACAATAACTAACTCATCGATTGGTGTCGATTGTTTTATTATTGAAAGTATACAACTATTAAAGAACTCAACAAAGTTTTTCACTTTTGAAGAATTAATAGGTAGTATAACTGATACGTTTAATTTATTTTCCATAATTATTAATTTTCTTCTTCTACTTTTAGTTTATCTAATTGTGTTTCGAATATAGTTTTTCTAGTCTCTAAGTAACCTGAAAATGTTCCAACTACATTTGATTCGAATTCTTCTCTATTTTTAAATTTATCGGAGGTTTCAATACCCGCCTTATATAAATCATCATTAATATTATCCTCTAACCAATTTTGAGTGAACTCAGCTATTATATCAGTCATTTGATTTAATTCGTATGTCCAAACACCATTGTTTTCTGCCATCCAATCAGGTTTTAGATTTGGAACTTTACCGATTACTGGTGTTCGACTCGCCATTGATTCTATCGGGAATGTCCCTACTGATGATGTATCATCTACCCATACAGAAACAAAAGAATCTTTTAAGTATTCTGCGAACTGTTCTTGATTAAGACCTCTCATGTCTCTAAATGTAACCCATCTAAATTGTGGGTACTTTAAATAAAAAGTTTTTATTATTTTCATAGTGTCCCTTTGGTCACGAGTATGAATTGAAATGATTGGTTTTGATGGTACTTCTTTCGCTGAGAACTTTTCAGAAATAAAAGGTGGTATAATATCAAATGTGATATTCTTCATAACGCCCTTAACAAGTTCTGTTTGTTTTTCACTAGTAGTTATCGCCTTTAGGAAACCATATTGTGACCAAGTTGTACCAGGTTGTAAAGTCTCTAACATATGGTCATAAGCCTGACATGAGATGATTTTACCACAAGGTAGATTAGCAAGTTGTTCTAATACGTGACCATATATTTCAGGTACAACAATAAAATCTTCAGGAGAAATCTTTAAATCTTCACCTTCAATACTTTCATGAGGTAATTCCATATACTCTTCACCTAACCATTCAGAAACTCCCGTATATTCTTTTGTTTCATGAATGATTATTGGATTAAATCCATTATTTTTTAGGGTTAAGGCGATTTCATAAGTTTGTCTTACGGAAGCCTTAGCGTTCCCTTTAGTGTCTTGTGTTAAAAAATAAATCCTTACTGATTTATCCGTTAATCGTTGAACCGATAGTTCAACTTTTTTTAATAATTCTGTATCCATAATTTATATATATTTTATTATTCCGTGTCTTAATAATGTATTAAAAGCAATTTTAAAGGGAATACTTAAAGACTTTGAAGTTCCCGCACGTATACCTAAGTTATCGTCTATTTCCTCTCTTTCAGTTAAAACGACCTCTAACATCATTTTTATTGTTTCAAATTTCACTACACTTATGTGTTGAGCAAATTTATCTTCAGAGATTTTTTCAGTTTCTTTTTCAGTGGTTAATTCTTTACCGTCTTCATTTTTAGGTATATTAACCTCTTTTTCTAAAGCAATAAAGTCAACATAATAGTTTTCTTCTAAAAATTGTAACATTATTTTAATTTTAATTGTTTATATAGTTCTTTAAATTCTCCAATATCGTTGATGGTGTATTCTGAATTAATATCTTCATTATACGATGTTGTACATTTAATAACTGTTTTATTTTTCGGTTGGTTTATAATATGATTTGGGTTGGAAGTAATTAGTATATCAACTTCATCCCACATACTATCTATTGTAATGTTAGAATAAAATTTTATTTTCTCAACCAAACAACCATACTTGGATAAAAAAAATAGTGTAGCTGGTTTTGACTTACCGATTTCATCAGATACTATTAGTACTTCATGGTCGTCTCTTAAAGTTTCGTATATTTCATTTAAAATATTAAAAGTTGGTCCATCTATAGATGGTGAGTGACCAAAAATTTGCATAGCAAAATCGATATAAAAGAATTCAAATAAATCTTCTTTATCTTTAAATTTAAAATGATTGATTAAATCGTCTAAATTTTTTACAGGTAAATCTAATTCGTATTTAAAGTCATCGACAGATAATACTTTATCAAATTCTTCAGTCTCTTCATTATAAACAGAATTATTTTCGTCCTCAAATTCATCAATATAATGTTTTTGATATAATTGTTCTGCCTTTGTGAAAGTGTCTCTAATTACACCATTTAAATCAAATGCTACTCTCATGTGTCGTATCTATCTAATAATTTACTAATCAAAGGATTTCTGATGATATCGTCTGTTTTAAAATCATATGTGCCAACTTTGTCTAAATTTTTAAATCTAATTGTCGCATCGTATAACCCCGATTGTGTTTTATCTTTATATCTATCCGTTTGGTCAATATCGCCTGATATGAAAAATTTACTATTAAAACCTATTCTAGTTAATAGTAATTTCATCTGAGAAGGTGTTGAATTCTGAGCCTCTTCAAAGATTAATATTGAGTTATCAATATTCATACCTCTCATATAAGCTAAAGCGAAAACCTCTATAATATCATTTTCTTTTAATTTTTCTCTAGCCTCTTTACCTATAATTTTATTTAATAAGTAATACGATGGAAAAATATATGGGTCTAGTTTTTCTTCTAAATTACCAGGTAATGCTCCTAATTTTTCCTCAGCTTCAACTGCCGGTCTAACAATGATTATTTTTTCATAAGAGTTATTTTGGTCCATTAAAAGTTCTACCGCAGCTTTCATTGCGATATATGATTTACCCACCCCCGCAGGTCCTGTACATATTGTTATTTCACTCTCCTTTAATATTTCGTGATATTCTTTTTGACTTTCTGATAAAAATTTTTGTTTAGGATTTTTATTAATTATTTTATTTATTAAATCTTTTCTTGGTAATTTTCGTGTACCCGATTCTCCTTTTCTTGCCATTATTTCAGTATTGTGTATTTATTTCGTTTTTTCACGAGTGTTTGGTGGTTCACCAAATTCTCTACGATATATTGTATTCCCTTTATCGGGACTTTCGTATATATAAGTCTTATTGTTTACTTGCTCATTAATCCACTGATATGTTTTTTTCATTCCATTTATTAAAGGTTGGGAAACTTCCCACCCTATTTTATTTCTATAAAGTTTATTGTCAGAGTTTCTACCTCTTACACCTAAAGGACATTTGAACCCATATTTATCAATAAATTCTTGACCATATATATTACTAATTTTAACATCTTTTTCCGAGATATCAATAGCCATTTGGCCCAACTGATTTATTGTTACCATTTCTTCAGAACCAATATTAACGGGACCAATAAAATCGGACTCCATTAATTTAAATATTGCGGTTATACATTCATCTATAAAAAGAAAAGAACGTGTTTGATTACCGTCTCCCCACACTTCTAATGTATTTTCAGTTTCTGCGACTTTACGACACATTGCTGCGGGAGCCTTTTCTTTACCTCCTGTCCACGTACCCATAGGTCCAAAAATATTATGAAAACGTGCAATTCTAACATCTAATTCATAATTTCTATTAAACGATAAAAATAGTCTTTCTGAAAATAACTTTTCCCACCCATATTCAGAATCGGGATTAGCTGGATAAGCTGAAGACTCTTCACAGTTTGGATTTTTAGGGTCTAATTGATTATGTTCAGGATACATACACGCCGAAGAAGAATAAAATACTTTACCAACTTTCTTTTTAGTACATTCATGTACCACATTTAAATTAATTAATGCCGAATTATGCATTACATTCGCATCATTATCACCCGTAAAAATATAACCCGCACCACCCATATCTGCGGCTAATTGATAAACCTCATCAATACCATCCGTAATAACTTGTTCCACTATTTTAGGGTCTCTTAAATCTCCTTTGATAAAATTATCACATATCTCCGTATGATTAAAGAACTCATGATTTTTTATGTCACATATGGTTACATTATTACCATTATCTTTTAATCTTTTTGAGAGGTGACCACCAATGAATCCTCCCCCACCTAAAACTACTACATTTTTCATATTAACTTATTGCCCTACCTTTTAGTTTATTCCAATCTTGCTCAGGTCTAACTTCTAAATTAGTTTTCCAGGCGGCACCTAACACATTCATATTAACACCGACATCATTAGCCATGGAGATTAATGCGTTAATATCTTTAGGAAAACAGGTACCACCAAAACCTAATTTACCGTCAGGTCCTGGTACATGTAAGTGGGAGTCACCAATACGACCATCCGATGAAAACCCGTACATTGCATCATCCCAATTAACTCCAACTAAATTAGCTAATCTATGGTACTCATTCATTAATGACACTTTAGTTGCAAAAAAAGTATTATTCATATACTTTATAAATTCGGCGGTTTTTGAATCAGTATGTATAAAGTGACGATTCATAAACCTGTTTGAAAATAGTTTCTCAACCTTATTGGTAATTTTTCTATCTCCACCAAAAATTATTCTAGCTTGAGTTAACATATCTAATTTAGCAGTTCTCTCAGTTAAAAATTCAGGTGAAAATATTATACTTAAGTGAGGATATTTTTCTTGTAATTTTTCTGTGGTTCCGGGTAACACGGTCGATTTAATAATGTATATTGGTCCCTCAACGGATTCTTCAAAAACTTTTTCTATAAAAGATAAATCTTGTCTTCCGTCAACACTCATAGGTGTTGGTACACATACAAATATAAAATCAGATTTATGGGTTTCTTCTTTAGTATGTGTCGACTTTAGAGGGTCGATATCATACACTCTTATTTCATTTGTTGGTGAAAATGCAAAAATTTGTGATTCTCCCACAAACCCATTTCCAACTATACCTACTATGCTCATAATTATAATTTTATCCTAAATGTAGTAGACTATTTAAAAATCTAAATTGTTTGTTTATTTTTATAAGTAAATTAATAACTTATAGTATATAAAACAACATAATATGAAAAAAATAGACTTATTCAAGGTATTCATGGCTCCAACAGCGGCTGAAGAGGTAACTAAAGTAATCAATAGCGGATATATTGGTCAAGGACCTAAAGTAAATGAATTAGAAGAAATGATGAAAACTCATTTTAATCACGACTACGTATCAACGGTAAATGCAGGTACATCAGCACTTCATTTAGCTTTACATTTATTAAAAAAACCATCAACAAATCAGGTAGTTTATGAGGGTGTTATTGGTTACGATTCAAAATGGCCAGGTTTAGAAGAAGGGGACGAGGTTTTAGCCACCCCATTAACTTGTACCGCATCTAATTGGCCTGTATTGGCAAATAATTTAAACATCAAATGGGTGGATATTGACCCTGAAACTTTAAATATGGATTTAGATGACTTAGCAAGAAAAATCACACCAAAAACTAAAGTTATTATGTTAGTTCATTGGGGAGGTTATCCAAACGATTTAGATAAAATAAAAGAAATACAAGAAAGAGCACATCGTATGTATGGTTTTAAACCTGCGGTGATAGAGGATGGAGCACACTCTTTTGGTTCAACATATAAAGGAAAAAGTATTGGTACACATGGTAATTTAACCATGTTTTCATTACAGGCCATAAAACATATAACATCTATTGATGGTGGGTTACTACTTTCTCCACATAAGAAGTTAAACGATAGAGCTAGACTAATAAGGTGGTACGGTATTGACCGTGATGGTGATAGAAAAGATTTTAGATGTGAAGCGGATATTGAGGAATGGGGTTATAAATTCCATATGAATGATGTCTGTGCGACTGTAGGTATTGAAAATTTAAAACATGCTGACGAGATAATTGAAAAACATAAATCTAACGCTAAATTTTACGATGAAAATCTTAAAGATGTCGAGGGACTTACATTATTAAAAAGAGAAGATGGATTTGATTCCTCTTTTTGGATTTATTCTGTACTTGTTAATGATAGGGATAGATTCTATAAACATATGGGTGACCATGGAATATCGGTTTCTCAGGTACACGAAAGAAATGATAAGCATACGTGTGTTAGAGAATTTGTTTGTAGTTTACCTAATTTAGATAAAACTATTGGTAAGATGGTATCTATACCAGTTGGTTGGTGGGTAACCCCTGAAGACCGACAATATATCGTAGATACAATTAAAAAAGGGTGGTAAATGATATTAAGAAAACTAACTGTAGATGATTTAAACTTTTTAATTGAAGTTAGGAATGATGAGTCAACTAGAAAATTTTTAGAAAATGATTCAGAATTTACAAGTGATGAATGTAAATCATGGTTTGAATCTTATAATCCTTTATGGTTTATAATTGAGGTTAATGAAGAACCTGTTGGTTATATTAGAACTAATGGTGATGAGGTTGGGTGTGATATACACCCTGATTTTCGTAAAAAAGGATATGCTAGACAAGCCTATAATTTATATTTAGAAAATAAAAATTACGCAACTTTATGGGTTTTTGAAAACAATTTCGCCAAAAAATTATATGAGTCATTAGGTTTTGTAGAAACTGGTGAGGTTAAAATAGTTAGAGGTGAAAAGTACCTTCATATGAAATATATTAAAGAACCTGTTAGTAAGATTTTTATAGGTGGTTTTGGTGGTACTGGAAGTAGAGTAGTTGCCGAAATATTTGAAGGTTTCGGATTTTACGTAGGTAGAGAAATTGGTGCGGATTCATTAGATTTTGGTAAAGGTAGTTTTGTGCAAGAATTTGACGCTTCATGGAGAAAAAAAGATTTTAAAAGAGTAATTAATTTTGTAAAAAAAAGATTAAAAAATCCTGATAAATTTGCGATTAAACATGGGCATTTTATGTTTATAAATGATGTACTTAGAAAAGATTTTCCTAAATGTAAAACTGTATATATTATGAGACACCCAATTGATATGGCAGTGAAGAAAAAGTACATACCCCATAATAAGTATGGAAATATCGGTATTAACGATTTAGACGGTAAGATAAAGTATTATATAAATGAATCGATTAAGTCTTGTAAAGAGGCCGATTTGGTTATAAAATATGAAGACCTTTGTTTTGATTTAGAAAATCAATTAAAAATTATAAGAGATTTTATCGGTGATTTAAATTTAGACTTACCAAAAATTAACATTAAACCCTCTAAATCGATAGGTCAACAAACTGAATTATATGATAAATATGACACATCAATGTTAGGGTATTAAAAATAAGGGACTATGAATATAAAAAATAACCCAATTGAGTATTATATAGAAAAAATAAATAGTAAGGATAATTTTTCATTTACTCGATGGGGAGACGGAGAATGGTTTTGTACTATTGGTAAAAACGGTCAAAATTGTGATGGTCATAAATATTTTCCTGAAATGAGGGAATCTCTTAATAATGCATTAAATAACGATAAGGGTTATTATAAAGCAATATGGAATTTAGACCACGGACAGATAAAAAATATACTTAATATTTTACTACCATTTATAAAAAACAATAATATAAATATTGATTGGGTTAATGCGGGTATATGGGAAGACTCGGCTCTAAGTGGACAATTAAAACCATTAGTTAAATCATTAGAAAGTAGAAACTTTGTTATTGTATCAAGTGATAAATTAAAGAAATTAGATATTAAATATACTGATTTTATTAGTGTACCATCTGTTAATTGTTTTTTAGATAAAGAAAGAATTAAAAGTGATATGATAAAAATGACGGAAAGATACGATGACGTAGTCTTCGGTTTATCATCTTCTATGGCGACTAATGTTATTGTAGATGAACTTTATGATGAGATTGGCGATAAGTGTACTATGATTGATTTTGGTTCAATATGGGACCCTTTTGTTGGTCATATAGGTAGGTCATACCATCGAGAATATAAAAATAATAAATTATAAAAAACTATGGTAAATTATATAGTAAGCATATATTGTGGTAGAAGAAGAGCGGGAATACACACTGATTTTAAAATGTTATTAAATAAACATATTGAATTTTTATCTAGTAATCCTGATGATATTGATGGTTTTACATTTGTAATTAACAAAACTAATATTGAATATGACCAATATTGTATTGATACGATAAATAAATTTATAGAAAAAAGTAGTTTACAAGGAAATTTATTTACTAGGGAAAATGTAGGTGGTTCTTATGGTGCTTGGGAAAAAGGGATTATGGAAACATATGGTGAATATGATTATTCTTTTTTGATTGAAGATGATTATATACCTAATCTTAAAAATACGGTAAGTTATTTTTTACAAAAAATAAAAAATCATAGTTTTGTTGCATCATATTGGGATAATAATCACGCGTCGGTATCTAACGGGTTATTTAAAAATTCTTTAGTTTTACCTACATTAGAAAAACATAATAGACTTTTTGATTTAAATACCCCAAATAAATCGAGTGAATCTTTTACCGACTATCAGAGAAATTTTTTAAATTTTGTGGAAAGTAAGTTTACAGATATTACTGATATAGGGTATACTGAATTTCAAAGATGGAAGGATGTGGAATATGTTATTTTTACGAATGATAAACTTCCATTATTAATAAAACCAATTAAACAATTTTATGATTAACTGTAATCCATATGGTGGTATTTCTAATAGAATGAAATGTATCATATCATCCATAGTGGAGTATGGAGATATAAATCTTTTATGGAATGTACCTAAAAGTGGTGGTGGAGTTAGATGTGAATTTAATGATTTATATAAAAATATCTTTAATGGTAGTGCGATAAATAGTGTATCTGACTGTAAATTTATTCACCATAAAATGAACACACATAATGAAGGAGGTAAAGATAACTTACCATCCGACCTTAAGAAAAGATATATTGAAGTGATTAAAACTTTAGAACCTATCGATTACATTACAAATAAAATTAAAGAAGAGAAAGATAGGTTGGGCGATTATAGTGCGGTTAGTGTTAGAACTTTTAGAAGTTTTCCTCACGAATATAACTCATGGGGTAGACATTTTAAAAAAGATAATCTTTTTAAGATAATGGATAAAGTTGAAGGTAAAATTTTATTAACCTGTGATGACACCGAGACAACAAATTTAATTAAACAAAGATATGATGTTTACACCACACCTAAAAGAACCAAGTTTGGGGATTTTACCACTGTGGAAGGTATGCAAGATATATTAATAGACCAATACTTAGGTAGTTTGTCTACGGACATTTACGGCACCAATATGAGTAGTTTTTCTGAAATGCAATGGTGGTTAGGGGAATGTAAACCTAAATATTATGGGATGTTACTACATCAAAGATAAATTATAACCACTTATCTTTTGAGTTAATTAATAACTGATTATAATTATTAAATCCATATATTTTAGAGCCCGATAATTTTTCCATCCATGAACCAGTTTTCCAAACACCTCTTGAAGCGGATATACAACGAGGACAATTATAAATAAAAACATCACCACCAAAGTATGAGGGAATAACCGCGTCACCAGCCGGAGTCAAGTGATGTTCTGAATTTGCTAATACCATAAATTGAACTTCATTATAAGTTTTATCTGTTTCATGTAACAATGTTTCAATATTAATAACCGAAGGATGTCTTTTTAAAACTTCTTTATCACCAATATCTAAAGTTCCTTGTCCGGTATCTATTTGTAATTTGTAGTCATCAGATTTATCAGGCGGTCTTATATAAATTATTTGATAATCATTTTCAAAAGTGATAAACATTTTTTCTAATATTTCACTATTAAAGTAATTATGAGGGTGACGACCCCATTCTTTAGTGTTTTTATTATGTATAGTTAAAATTGGTTTATCATACTTATACTTATCATTTTTATAGAACTCTTTGAGTGGTGGAGGTGTCCATTTATCATTAGTAAACTTAGGGCTATTTAAACCGTAGCACACATTTTTATGTTCTGTAGTTAAGTAATGATGTAAAAGTGGTGGGTCAAAATGTTTATTAACCTCAGTATGGTTCGGAGAAAAATAAAACACGGGTCCACTACCAATTTTACTTGCAGTCGATTTTAGATTACCTTCTAAATATTGATGATAAGCGACTGGTAGGTAGTACCATAAGATAAAACCAAATTCATCAAAAGCTTCGATATTAGGATTATTTTTCATTATATGTTTCGATATCTTCGTTTATCACTCCACTGTACCTTTTTACTTCTACCTAACATAGATAATTTTGCCACTTTTTGATTGAACGAATTTCTAGTTTCATGTGTGTGAGGGTTACCGTTATTTTGTTGGTCAATACTACTCATTACTGTTGTTTTTTCTTTTTTTATGTCTTTCCAAGACTGTTTTATGTAATTCCCCCATATTTTGTCGTGCAGATGTAGAGACTGACCCCTTACCTTCACTTTCATGGTGGAAATAAATAAATAGTCCCTTAGGGATTCTTTTACCAATAAATCCGGCATCCATCATTTGTACCCATAAGTCATAATCTACCCATCCTTTCATTTCTGTACTGTAACCCTCTATTGAATTATAAGCTTCACGGGAATACATAGAACTATTAACTATAAATGGACCCTGTAAAAGTCTTTCTTTTGACCACTCAGGTCTTTTTTCTAACCCCTGCATTTCACCAACATGAACAGTATCGCAATAAACAGGACTTATTTTAGGGTTTTTCTTTATAATGTTAACACCTGTTTTAAGGTAACCAGGATAAATCATATCATCAGCATCTAAAGGTAAAATGTATTCACCTTTACCTTCTCTAACCGCCACGTTTCGAGTGTCAGAAACTCCAGTATTCTCTTTATGTATAATTCGTATACCTTCCTGACCTTCTAATGAATCTAATTTCATTAAACAGTACTCATCATCTGAACCATCATTAACTAAAGTAATTTCGAAATTAGTATAATCTTGGTTATAAACGGATTGTAAAGTAGGATTTAACCTTTTAGCATAATTATAAATTGGCATCGCTAAAGTTACTAAGGGTTCACCTTTCTTTATTGGTTTTTTATTAAATTTAGTAGGTAAAAGTATAGGTAATTTATCCTCGTACATACTTAAGAATTTTAACCTATTATTTTCCCATTCATTATTTGTCTGACCTATTGAAAGGTGGGTTATTCTCACATCATAAAATACTCCAATCTTAACTCCACTAATGTGATTTTTAAAACTAAAACCTAAATCATAAAAATGAAATCCATTAAAAGATTCATCAAAAGTATGTTTTATTTTAGTTTTATCTAAAGCGATGAAAAGACCATCAACAATGACGGTTTCATCTAATTTACTACCCTTTGATTCACTATATTGGTTAGTCCATTTTTTTTCACCTTGTTGGTGGTTAACTATACCTAACATCTCTTCGGTAATTTCCCACCATCTTGCCGACTTAGGAAAAAATTTAGTACCTGCGACCCCTAAAATACCATATTCAGGATTTCTTTTAAAATGTTTAAGTACCTTATTTCCCCAATTCTTCTTTTCGAAGTAAAGGTCATCGTGACATAATACTACTATATCGTTACTTGCCTTTTCTAAAATTATATTATAAGCCTCACTTAATGAATGGGTACCTGGATTTTCAAAAGGTATGACCTCCATTTTATGAACACCGCAAGACTGTTCTATATATTCTTTAAACTTAGGGTCAATTTTTTTAGTACAATATCCAATTGTTATCATAAAATTTTATTTAATTTCCTGTAGAACCAAATCCGTTTGAGTTACGGTCTTTTTCTTTAATTTCTTTAACTCTATTTAACTTAACGTCTCGACCTTGAATTACGGGACATATTACCGCTTGTGCAATTTTATCTCCAAATTCGATTACTTGAGTTTCATTACTAAGATTAATTAATATAACTTTTATTTCCCCTGTGTATCCTTCGTCCACAGTACCTGGTGTGTTAAGGACGGTTAAACCTTTCTTAATAGCTAAACCACTTTTAGGTCTTACTTGTACCTCACTCCTTTGTGGTACATCAATGTATAAGCCTGTTGGGATTAAAGCTCTACCAAATGGTTCTAATGTCACTTTTTCATTAGCTCGTAAGTCGAACCCCGAATCACTACCATAGTGATATTTAGGTTCAGGATTAACGGACTTAAAAGTATAGTCTATTTGTGTTGGTTCAAATCCTGTGTGAGTAAATGATTTTTCTAACTCATCATAATCAACACCGAAAGACTCTAACATCGCTTTAGGGTCAGACATATCCACATCACTAAGTTGCTTTTGTATGTCTTTTAATTTAGACATATCATTTTTTAATTCATTAAATTTTTTAAACATATCTTATTTTAAATTGTAAATTTTTCTAATTAATTCGACAAGTACATTTACATCCTTTTCACAGTATTCCGCTATTGGCGATAATCCATTTGCGTTCCAATATGTGTCGTGTACTAAATTACCACTTACTTCCCCCGTTTTAGGACTTTCAATACCCATTGACACACACATTAAATCTAACGATGATATCCCAAAATTGTTACCAAACTGCCAAATATCTTTAGTGTCAAGAGCCTTTACCTCCCACGGTTTAGTTTCGTATGAAGGTAATATTTTTGGTGGTAAAATATTATTAGTTAAAAATCTTTTACCTAAGGTTGGTATATCAAAAAATTTAATATTATGTCCACATAAGTGAAAATCTAATTTTTGAACTTTATTTAATAAGTCTCTAACCTTAAGTAATAATTCTTTCTCGTCATCTTCGGCAAATGTTTGAGTATGTACCTCATCACTTGGAGTTATAAAAGAAAAAGATGCTACTATAATTTTAGAGAACTCAGCAACTAATGCGGCCTTATTAATAAAAATCTCTTCAGGTGTTTTACCTTCTTGGTCAGGATATTTCCTAATAAACCAATCTAAGTAACTCTCAAATAATCTTGCTAATTCTGGTTTATTTTTCTTAAGTGTCGGTAAGTCTTTTTCAATACCTACAGTTTCTAAATCGAAAAATAAAAGTTTGTTTAATGGTAAATCTATCATTTTGTTATTGTTTTATATATTTCTGCTCTCGTTTTTGTTACTACATTTAAATCATAAGTGTCTTTTACTGTTTCATATAACCTTTCACCTAAATCTTCAGCCCATGTTGGGTTATTAACCAATTTCTTAATATATTTTGCCCAATCTGAATGATTTCTACCTTCATTTACTAATAATGCATTACCATCAACAAATTCACCATATTTAAGTGCGTGTTTTAAATCGATGGTATAAGGTCCAATATTTGAGGCTATAATTGCCTTTTTATAAAACCCCGCTTCAATTACTTTTAATTGAGATTTCATTCTATTAAAGATATGATTTTTAATCGGAGCTAAAGATACGTCAAATTTTGCGTAGTTTTTAGCGTACGAAGTGACGGGTTGTGTCCAAACTCTATGATAATATTTTTCATCGTTGTAAGGTTGTTGATTATACGTTAAAAGGTATTTTTTATATTCTTCAGGTACATCCTGATAGTTTTTTGTGAATATTTTTTCATACTCCGCCCATACCGTTTCTTCTGGTTTAATATCTCTTTGTTTTTGATTACCTGTTTTTTGGTCAATTTCAGTTACTGAGCCTCTTGTATCAAAACCACATAAATATAACTCATATTTTTCTTTTAAGTTACCTAATTTACTAAAACAATTATCTAATATTTTTAAATCGTGTAAATGTGAAGAACCACCTAACCACCCAAATCTTAATTTATCTGAGGGTTCTGTCTTATGTTTAAACTGAGGTTCATTAGGGTTAATCGCGTTTGGTAAAACAAAAACATTTTTATTAAACTTTTTTATTTCTTGAGCAAAAATCTCTGTAGTTGTTGTCACATATTGAGCAGCTTTTAAGTTTGCTCTAATTTTTAGATTCAACTTATTATTTTGAATCATAGCATGTGCGGGATGTTCTTTAGTTGGTAACCAATAATCATCAATATCGGCAACTGTTACTATGCCCCATTTATGTAATTTATCGATTAAGGCCGGTGTACTATCATAATCTTTAGTGATTGTTCTATGAAAATGAACCATATCATAACCTTTCCAAAAGTTATCATCATTAATTTTTGGGTCGTAATCTATATCTACATGAAAGTCATCAGGATTTTGATTTTGTAGAAAAATGTGAGGTTCAACTGAACGAAATTTACCGACACCTGTTCTATCGGATGGTAGGACTAATACTCTTATCTTTGACATATAATTTAATTTTAATCAAAATATAGTAAAAGATTTTTAATAAGAAAAGGTATTGTTATTGTTTTACTTTTTTTACTTTAAGGACTTTTCCTTCAAACACATGTTTACCTACTCTAAGAGATAATGTTTCATTAACTTTTTGGTTTCCTTCAGTAACAATACCCGAACTTTTTAATTCTTCTCTAACAACATCTCTAACTGTGTCACGAACTACATCTCTAATCATTTGTTTTAAATCCCCATTGTTTGGTATTGTTGAAGAATTAGAGATAACAGTATTACCTTCATTTTGTAAAGGACCTGTTTGAGGAGGTGTATTATTATTCATTAGTCGTGTGGCTCCTTGTATTAATTCGTCAGTTAATACTGGACCATTAGACTGTGGCTGAACTATAGGATTTTCTAACATTAATTTTTTTATTTCATCCGGTAATTTAGAATTTTTAATCGCATTTTCACTTACAGGTTCACCATTACTAATTGGTTGAGCCTGTTGAGGTACTTGTTGTTGAGGTACTTGTTGTTGTATCATATCTTGAGGCACATTATATGTCGCGTTTATATTTTCGGACATAGGTAGTGACCCTCCACCTTGATTCCTAGGTGTTCCATTGTGTTTATCCATTATTTTTTTAGAAACTGCTAATTTTTGCATTAAGTCACTCATATTATTTTATATTAAAATTTTGCGTTTAAAATTACACTAGACATACTGTTATCACCGTTAGGGTTGTAGTTAGGTCTAGGTTCATTAAAGGTATCATTAGTTAACTTATAAGTAAATATTTTATCAACTCTGAATAACCTCCATCCGGGTAATGGTTTTTCACCTATAGTTGCGGTATGTGACGCACCTTCAGTATCCCATGCTCTGAGTACCATATTATTACCACCCTTACTTCTACCCACACAAACAGGTTCTATTGTTCTATATCCCTTACCACCGGGTTCCTTACCATCGTAATTAATAACTACAACTTTTCGGTCTCTAATTGATTTTTCAATATCACTAAGAGACGCAATTTCATTTATAAGACCTTTAACCGTGGTAAGTAATTTCATTACAAGTCGAAGTTAGGGTAGGGTTTATTAGGACTATATTTATCAATTTTTGTGTTTTCAACCCTTGCTTGTATATCTGTTGAAGTACCAGCAGTTTCGTTGTAGACATCTAAAAATTGAGCAGTTCCTCTACCAATATTATCACCATCTGCCATCGCATCGGGATGTTGAGGTGAGTAAAGGTCACTTTTTGGTGAAAAATCATTCTTAGGGAATAACTTTGCTCTTTCCGCTTCAGCGTATTCAGATAATGAGTTAGCTGGTTGTGCGAAGTCTAATTTGTCATTTTGTGTTGCCATTATATTAATGTTTTCATTATATCGTTTATTTGTTTTATTTGTTCAGTTACAGACGTGTCAAATTTGTTAATACCTTTCTCATGTTTTTGATTAGGACTAACAACTATTCCATCTTTAGTATGATATTTTATATATTCATTTTCCATACCACCTTCTGATTTGGCCTTTTTACCGATATCTAATGTTTTTCTCCAATGGTCTAAAACACTATCACACCATTTTTCCATTCTTTCACCACCATTTAAAATGTATGGTGAATCTTCTTTATTACCCTCATAACCTTCAAACCAATTTTTAATTCTTTTAATTTGTTGGTAAGTGGCCACACCACTTTTTCTTAAGTCTTGGTTTCTATTAAACCCTTCGACATTACTATCGGCGTCAACAGAATCAAAACACTGAGATAGGTGATTACAAAGTGATTCAGGTACTTTAACTTTTCTGTTATATAATTCCTTATTCATTTTTTAAAATTTTAACTAATTCGGATGTTGATATACCATCTAATAATGCCAATTTTTTTAATGCCTTTATATTTCTAACTAATATTGGTGAAAGTTTACGGTCAATTTTTAAATCTTTATCTTCAGATTTACTAACTAACATATCGTCAGCCATCTTAATTAAGTCTTCTTTACTTAAAACTTTTCCTTTTTCTGTAAGTCGACCTTTCATGACAAAATTTTTCTTATCTTTAAACTCTGAACTATCATCTAATTTAGGGTCTTTACCCATTTCTTCAGACCTACCTTTAGCGTCGTCTTCATCAAAACCTAATTCATCCATAAAGAAATCTATAGTTTCATCGGCATCCATAAATTTGGTTTCGTCATAACCAAAAGCGTCTTCCATATCTTCTTCACTAACTTCTCGTTTTTCGATACTCTCACCATAATATGTTCTATACCCTCTTGTTAACGGGTCTTGTGTAATACGAGCCATCGCAACAGTCTTATCCATAGTTGTATTACCATCCGCACTAACATTAGGGTCTAAAATCGGTATTTTAGAATTTAACATAGTACCGTCATAGTCAATTATCTCATCCATTTCTCCTTCAGGTTTTGAGGTCTGAGTAACATCTAAAAACTCTTTATGTGTTTTACACGGCATAAATGTTTTTCTTTTATGTTTGTGAGAACCCTCACAACCCAATTCCTTTGAGGCTTTCTCAGCACCCTCCTTTGTTTTATAAAGATACGACTTCATAGATTCTTTTTTAATATAAATACTACGAACAAAGTATTTATCTATAAAAACCATTCATGGCAAGTCAGAATATTAATAATTATAATTTTAATCGATACGATATCCGTTTAGATAGTAGTAGTTACTTTGACCTTACAATCGCTTCAGATGAAAGAGATTATGATGAGGAGGTAGTATTTTCTAAAAAACTTATTGCGGAAGACGATGGAGATAGGTTACCCGTGTATATTGATTTATCATCAAATATATCTAACCAAAAAATGAAATTGTTGTGGAATGTTAATTATACCGGAAATACTTTAGTGTCTGAAAATTATTATAACCCTAAAAATGTTGATTTATTCTGTGAATCGGCGACTACTTTGTGTGATATAGGTTTGGTTGCAACCGATAACGGGTTATATGATAAAATGACAGGTGAAACCATAACATTTACAATGGGTATTAATGATTTTGAAAAATGGAACCCACATTACTATGACCGTAGAATGAAATTTCATCCAGTAACTTCATATGCCGATTATCCAAACCATAGGTTTTCGGGTAATTCAAAAACAATTTATAATATAGTATCTAAAAATAATTTTGATTCGATAGGTTACTATAATGAGTTATACGGAGGATTTTATCAAGGTTTTTATAAATTATTTGGTTATGATTACGAAGTTTTTCCTGAAAGAGTAAATAAAGGATGGACTATGGAGACTGTGATTAAACCAAGGCAAAGAGAAGAATTTAATATACAACCTTCTGAAGTTTATTTAAATGATGTCTACCCTGAAAATGCGGGTATGTTCTTTTATTTTGGTACGAGGGCTGAAAATAAATATTACCACCCTGCTTCAGGTAAAGTAGAATCTAAAAGAGGTAATCAAGGTTCAGACGGTTTAGGTTGTTATAACTATAATTGCGGGTTTAATGTTGATACCTCAGGTAAAAGTAGTACAGAATGGACATATAAAAGAGTTACCACCGGATTAGATGATTGTATAAGAACATGTGCTTGTGCCGACACAGGAGTAACCAATTCAGATTGTTTTAAAGTTTTTCCAACTACAGGTACCACAGTTAAACATAATACGGGACCTTGCGGAGCATATGATACTACAATAGTTAACCCACCGGTGGACCCAGGGGTTGATGCACTTTCAAATGCAATGTCAATAAGATTATCGGGGGACCCTAAAAACCCACACTTATGTGTTAAATACATTAAATTAACAGGTGACTGTGTTACAACAGGTAGCTGTGGAACAACAGGATTAACATATTCTTCAGGTTATTGTATTAATGAGATTTGTTCAGTTAGGGGAATATATGATGATTGTGGGTACGACTCATTAGTTTGTTTAACTGCTAATACTGAAGAAAGATGGGTAATGTTTTCTGCCGTATTTGAGAGGTATCAAACATTAGAGGACTGTGATTTAATTAATTGGGGAGGTTTAGGTGATATAAGAGATGTGGTTTACCCGTCAGCAATAAATGGTGCCGCGTACAATTTAATAATGCCACCACAAACACATATAGGTAGTAAAAAAGAGAAAAAGGAAAGTTTAATTGAATTAAATAGAAAATGGTTACGTAATAAAGACAGAAGAAGAGGGTTATTAAAATTATATGTTAATGGTTACCTATTTATGGTTATTGAGGATTTTGAAGAAATTATACCTCGTGAATTAAATACTCAAAAAGAAAAACAACTTGGAGTACCATTTAATGTAAGTTGGGGCGGAGGTACCCAAGGACTTAGAGAGAGTTTAATGTTTAGCGCATGTACCGCCACAGAAGGAAAGTATATACAGGACCCAGAATCGATGCCAAACCAAACTTTATCGGGTACTTCATTATCTGGTTTAACCACTGATATCTTACTTGAACCTAATTTTGGGGGAACTTTTATGGGTGGGATATCTCAGTTTAGGATGTATACCGAACCATTATCAACTCCGCAAGTTCAACATAATTATAGAGAACTAAAAGGTAGATATAATTTATATGACTTTTGGTGTAGTAACTGTTTCCCTTGTTTATTGGGATGTTACTTTGATTTTGATGCGGAAGAGGCAGTATGTGATTTTGATTTTGTAACTGATGAAATAACTTGTGATTTCGGTTTTGATATATCCGAAACAGATTGTAACCCTAACTTTAACGTAATAACATAATGGAATTTTTTATAAGAAAAAATAGTACGTTACCTATTATAAAGGTACAAATAGTAAAAGATGGTAGAGTTGACTTTAGAGAGTTTGATAACTTAACTAAAGACTCGACTATCACTTTTAGTATGTGGAATGAAGAAACTAATGTTTATTACATTATGAATAAACCTGCCTCAGTTATGGTTAAACCATCAACGATAGACACTGAAGAAGTGGAGTACTATGTTTATTACCAATTAACTTCTCACGAAACAAGACATATCGGTGGTTATATAGGTGAATTTAAAATATCAAATAGTCAGGGTGAAATAATTTTACCAAGAAGAAAAAAATTATTTATAAATATAACAGATTCAATTAGCAAGCCTGAACTATGTTGTAAACCGTATGGTGGAGGTTCATCTGGAGGAGGCTCATCTGGAGGAGGAATACCCCCTACACCGTCTAATACACCGATACCCCCTACACCATCACCTTCAAGTATTACCCCTACCCCCACCCCCACAATATCTCAAACACCTAATTATTCGTTAAGTTGTGAGTTAAATTGTGAATTTACTAACTCAGGTGATACACCTATAGGTTTATTTACATTTAATTCTACAGGTGAAAACCTATCAGAATTTACTTACAATTCAGAAACTCTAAAAAATATCTACGATAATAATTACGAGTCCTTTGAAATGGCAATTCCTAATTGGGATGGAACTATGGCGATAATGAGATTAGAAAAAACTGAGTATTCTAATCCTGAAATAACATTGTCAAGTCAGGGTGAAAATTCTATAATAGAGTCAGTTAGCCCAATACTTAGAACTTATCGAATTAAAGACGGTAATAAGAGTATTGGTAGTTTAGGTATTAGTGAAACTACGGTTTATTGTTTATACGAAAAGAATAGTACTACAGTTTTATTAACTGAAACGACAGATAAACTTTATACTGCGTTTAAATCATTTATCGAAGGTCCTAATTTTAATTGTGGTAGTACTGTAAACCCTAAAGAAAGAGAAATTAATCAATTCAGAGAGTCGGTAATGTCACAGTCCTTAAGTGGGTCACAATATTATTGTGTCGATATGATATATGATTTACCGTTTAATTCATATAATAGAATACAGCAAAATGGTGGTAATTCACAACTTTATATTGAATCGATGAATTTATTCCTTAATGCCTTCTATGAACCAAGTTTTAATGGTGATTTCACTTTTAAAGTTAAAGGTATCGTAGAATGGACTACTCAAACCTCAGAACCATGGAATGTTGCGGGAAATCCTAATGAAGTACAATATCGAGATACTATTGGTACTTATTATAAAAATAACCATAATACTTTATTACCGGGTATTGACTATAACTTCATTTATCAGATAAATCGAAGAAGTTTTAATAATACGGGGTTACAAGGGATATCTAATTTCTTAGGAATTTATTATCCTGATATTGATAATACAATTAATAATGTTGCAGTTGCATATAATGTTAACGTAGACTTACCTTATGTTATGTCGGGAGTTACAGGTAATTTATTTGATAATTTTTTACATGCTCATGAAGTGGGTCATGCTGTTCTTGGATTCCACACATGGGACTATGGTACATGGACCATTCCTTTAGGTACATTCGATGGTACATATATTTCTGATTGCCCAAACTTTCCTTGTAACATACCAAATTCTGATTGTCATACTATTATGTCATATTGTGCTAATTTTGGAATTACTTTTATTAATCTTGAATTTAGACCTGAAAGAATTGCAGATGGATATAGTTACGCGTCCACGTATGGTCAACATATGATATGTCAAGATACTCCTGAAGAACCATATTGTGAGTTATCTATTGAGTCCAATATGTCTTCCCCTTCATTTACCTTTACTGTACAGTTTAGAGACTGTGTTGGTGGTCCATGGGAAATTTACGGTACCGGATTAACATATAACGACTTTCCATTATATGTTTTAGTTAGTAACTTACCATCAGGTAGTAGTGAGTGTTATGAGTATAAAATAACATCTAATGAGATTAGTATGGAATGTTACGGAAGTAATCAATAACCTAATTAAATATAAAAACTATTTATTGATAGTATGGAATTTTTTATAAGACAAAATAGTGAGTTACCAATATTGAAAATGCAGGTCGTCAGAGATGGGCGAACAGACGCATATAAAATATTTGATACGGATTTAGATACCGCAACAATTAGATTTTCGATGAAAAATGAATCGAATGGTATTCCTAAAATTTTAATGGAAAATGCGTATATAACTGAAAAAATACAAAATAACCCCGATGCTCCTTATGAATATTATATTTATTATAAGTGGCGTAAAAAGGATACAAACACTAAAGGTAGGTTCATTGGTGAGTTCCATATACATAACTCAATGGGTAAGTTAATTGCTCCAATAAGAGAAAATTTGTATATTAATATAATTTAAAAAGGTAAATAAAAATATAATAAGATTACTAAAAGTGGATATATTTATAATAATATGACAAGAATAATAAAATCAACTATATTTATAATTTAAGATGGCGAATAGAACAGTAACATTAACAGGATTAACGGTCGGGACAAATATCTCGGTGATTAATATTTATCATACCTCAATAGATGCTGGAAATCTAATTGCTACGGTAACTAGACAACAATTAATTGATGGGTATTCATTTGTTGATGTTGATACTCATAACGTATATATATGTGCAAGTGATTCTCCGTGTGATGTTATTGCAACAGTATCTTTTGTCACCCCAACACCCACTAGTACGCCAACTCAAACACCAACACCAACAGTAACGGCAGGACTTCCTCCCACGTCTACCCCAACAAATACGCCAACTAATACTGTAACACCGACAAATACTCCAACTAATACTGTAACACCGACAAATACGCCAACTAATACTGTAACACCGACACCGACAGTAACAACAGGTCTTCCTCCCACGTCTACTCCAACTAATACCCCAACTAACACATCAACCCCGACACCAACACCAACGAATCCATGTTGTAATACGTGGTCCTTATATGGAGGTATGGAATGTGAATCTGGTACAACATTTACAGTAGTAGATTGTGAGGGTATAACTACACAAATCATACTCGACCGATACGATTCAAAAACAATTTGTGCTCTGAGTGTAATAAACAATAGTCCATCATGTGGTGGGTCAGCAAATACAAATGGAAATTGTATATGTGATATAGCTCCAAGCCCGACACCAACTAATACCTCAACCCCAACACCAACACCGACAACAGGTGGAGGTGGAGATGTCAGCCCAACACCAACTAGTACTTCAACACCAACTCCGACACCAACTACAGGTGGGGGTGGAGATGTCAGCCCAACACCAACTAGTACTTCAACACCAACTCCGACACCAACTACAGATGATAAAAATGTGACTCCAACACCAACTAATACTACGACTCCGACTCCAACACCAACAACAGGTGGAGGTGGAGATGTCAGCCCGACACCAACTAGTACTTCAACACCAACTCCGACACCAACTGAGCCAGCAATACCTTTACAACCGTGTAATAGAGCCCCAAGTATACCTATAGGTACACAAGGTAAGTATCTTGTTGACTTTAGTGTTGGTACTGACACAGGTGCGGTTGTTATTTATTTCGGGCCTCGTTCAATTCCAGATGGTATTAGAGTACGTCATAACTTAGCAACCTACAATACATTGTTTAGTCCAAATCTTGCAGTAACAAACCCAGTCAAGTCAACAAGTCCAGGTACCGGAAACTTCACATATGTTGGAACAAGTTCACCAACCGAGGCACCTACAAGTATTACTGCGGGAGTATCATATGAATTAACCCAATATTATTTAGATGCTAACGAAGCTTGGGTAGTAAACGGTACTGCCAACGCAACATTCCAAAATGGGGATTATGTGGCGAACACAGGTACTGATGCTGGTGACCCAAGAACATGGAACCTTATGGTGATACCGAAAACAAATACTCTTGCATCTGACCTAAGACTAGAAAGTATTGGATTTTATAGTAATACAGTATGGGATATGGATATTTCATGTCCTGCGGCGTTACCTTCATTTATAGGTGCATCAGGAGTAACACAATGTGCGGCGGTTAAAACTGAAACGTATTACTTCGCTAAATTTAAAGACGAGACTAATACTACTCCAGCACAAAATAACCCAATATTTACAGACCCTAATGGTGAATTCCCGTTCGATAACGGTCGTATAGCTGTTGATGGTAGTACTGATATACTTATTGTAACTAATGGAATGGTTACAAGCATAATACCATGTGACTAAAATGGTAAAATAAATTAACTTATTATAATCTATGAGTAATAGTATAAGGAGGCAAAAAAATTTAGTAATCGAAAGATTAAATCGTAGATTATTAGGCGAATCAGAAATGGACTGTCCAAAAGCCACTCAAGATTTAGAATTAAATACGAAAAATCGAGACTCATCTATAAAGTCAGAACATATAAAATATGGACCATTAAATGTAGATGAACCTGGTGATTATTGGCAAGACTTATCGAAACATTGGGATACTACTGAAGAGGCAGCTAAAAAATCTTTATGTGGTAATTGTGTTGCATTTGACATATCAAAACGAATGGATGAATGTATGCCTGGAGTTACATCAGATGATGATGGTCGTTTAGGTTACTGTTGGATGCACAACTTCAAATGTCACTCAGCTAGAACTTGTTATACTTGGGCTAAAGGTGGTCCGATAGATGAAGATTCAGTATCTTACGAATGGCAAGAAAGAAACACAAAATAGTTTGACAATTCTATAATCATTACCTATAATTTGTTTAAGTGTTAAAGAGTAATCACATCAATACGATGTGAGTAAAATGTCTCAAACGAAAAAACAAATAATATGGTATCACAAGAACAAATTGAAACGTTCCTCAATGGAGAGGACCCTGAAAAATATATTGTAGCGTTAGAATATGATTACGCGTCAGGAAAAATATTCAAAGTAATTCAAGACCCAATACAGGGTAAATCAATAAAATCAGACACATTTATTCCATTTGCATGGGTAGGTAACCTACAAGGACTCAACTTTTATGGCGGTTCTAAGGCAGCTCAAAAACAAGCTATGTCTACACATGGAATAATTATTGAGACATTAGATACTCATAATGATACCCGAATGGAACAGGGTTTAAAGTATTTAGTTAAGACAACTAAATCATATAGTAATTTAGTAAACTTTTTTAAAGGTGGTGGATTAGACCCATGGGGTCGTGGTAATTCAGACTACATAATGATTCTAGCACCTGCCGAACAATATTTAATACAAAAAAATAAAAGACTTTTTAAAGGTTTCGATGAATACGATGAGGTACATCGTTTTGTATTTGATATTGAGACTACAGGACTATCTCCTGAGGATAGTAAAATATTCCTTATAGGGATGAAAGATAATAAAGGTTTCGAAAAGGTTATCGCTTGTGAAAACGATGAAGAGGAACGTAAAGTTATTATTGAATTTTTTGATACAATCGCAAGTATAAAACCGACCTTGATTGGTGGTTATAACTCAGCCTTTTTCGATTTTCCTTTTATTCTTCGTAGAGCGGAAATATTAGGGTTAGATGTCAAAAAAATATCTAAAACATTAAATCCCAAACAAAAGTTAAGACAGAAGGAGGGTATGTTGAAGTTAGCGAATGAAATGGAACCATACACTCAAACAATGATGTGGGGTTACAATATCATTGATATCGCACATGCAGTTAGAAGAACACAAGCAATTAACTCAGACATTAAAAGTTGGGGTCTTAAATACATAACTCAATTTATTGGGGCGGAAAAAGAAAACCGTGTTTATGTTGAAGGAGATAAAATTGGTAAAATTTATTTTGACAACAAAGATTATTATTTCAACCCAAAGACAGGTGGTTACAAAGAAGTTGGTTCAATAGGTACTGAAAACCTAATGGAAAGATTTCCAGGACACTATGAAAAGGTAAATGGGAACTACATTATTGAAAGGTATCTCTATGATGATATATGGGAGACTATGGTTGTAGACGAGGAGTTTAATCAAGCAAACTTCCTTCTATCTAAATTAGTACCTACCACATATGAGAGGCTATCAACAATGGGTACCGCAACATTATGGAAAATGATTATGGCCGCTTGGTCATATAAACATAACTTAGCAATTCCTAAGAAAGGTGAAAAACGACCATTTACAGGTGGATTGTCAAGATTGATGGCAGTAGGGTACTCTACAGACGTTTTAAAACTCGATTACTCATCACTATACCCATCGATACAGTTAGTTCATGATATCTTCCCTAAATGTGATGTAACGGGAGCCATGAAGAGTATGTTAAAGTATTTTAGAGATACTCGTATCACTTATAAAAAATTGGCTTCAGATTTATACGTTTCAGACCCAGAACAATCTAAAAAGTATAATCGTAAACAATTACCAATTAAAATATTCATTAACGCATTTTTCGGGTCATTATCCGCTCCACACGTATTTCCGTGGGGTGATATGGATATGGGAGAACAAATTACCTGTACGGGTAGACAATATCTTAGACAAATGATAATGTGGTTTATGAAGAGAGGTTACAAACCATTAGTGATGGATACGGATGGTGTAAACTTTTCATCTCCACCTGAACGTGAAAAACACACATATATCGGTAAAGGATTAAACGGGTTGGTTGAAGAAGGTAAAGAGTATATTGGTACTGAGGCGGACGTAGCGGAGTATAATGATATTTTCATGAGAGGTGAAATGGGGTTAGATACTGACGGTGTATGGCCGTCTACTATAAATGTTGCACGTAAAAACTACGCACTACTCACTGATACAGGTAAGGTTAAATTAACAGGTAATAGTATTAAATCTAAAAAGCTTCAAACGTATGTCGCAGAGTTTTTGGACCAAGGGTTACGTCTATTATTGGACGGTAAAGGTCATGAGTTTTTAGACTTTTATTATGAGTATGTAAATAAAATTTATAACTTGGAGATACCGATTTCTAAAATCGCCAATAAATCTCGTGTTAAACAAAGTATAAGTGATTATAAATTACACGTAAAAAAACGAACCAAATCAGGGTCTTTAATGTCTCGACAGGCACATATGGAATTAGCTATAAAACATAACTTAAATGTGGGATTAGGTGATACTATCTATTATGTCAATAATGGTGAACGAAAATCTCACGGTGATGTTCAAAAAAAGAATAAGTGGAATGCAACTGCGGCAGAAAAGAGAGAATATGCAATAAATAATGGTAAGCCAATGCCTCCAGATTCTACAGAAATCGTATTGAATTGTTATTTAATTGATGATAAATATATTAGTGAAACACCTGACAAATTAGGTGAATACAATATTCCTCGTTATATGGCAGCATTTAATAAACGTATTGAACCTTTGTTGGTAGTGTTTTCTCCTGAAATTCGTAGTGAAATATTAGTGGATAATCCAGATGATAGACCGTTTTTTACTAAATCACAAACTAAGTTGGTTAGAGGATTCCCCATGAAAGAAGGTAGTCAGGATAATTTAGATGAAGTATTAACATTATCTGACCCCGAAATTAGGTTTTGGGATGACGTTAACATAAACCCATATTACATGTATCTTGAGAATACAACTAAATTAGTGGATATGGAATACGTTAATAAAAATATGAATATTATGAATTCTTTAGACCATCAGAAGACATAACGTACCAGTAGTTATTTATATATCTTAGTTCAACAGAGGCAAACTTTTCGAGTCTAATTTCTTCATATTGTTCATCGATTAGTTTGTCTGTTTTTACTATAGAGTCTGACATAGATTTTACGGTAATATGTTCTGTGGTGGTTTCATCTAATAAAATGACACATTCTGAATTACTATTTTTAACCACAATAGCGCTCTCACCATTTGTCTTATAAAAAGGCATATTAATTACCATAATAGTTTCAGAAAAAATAGTTTCTTTACCATTAATAATTTTTTTAATCGGTCGTGTTTTTATAATTCCCATAGTTAAATTACGTACATTTGTCTCGGTAACGCTCTGTATTGTAATGATTTATTTAAATTTTCAGCTAAATTAGCTTCTCTTTCCATCATCTTATAAGGTCTTAACCTTTCTAATCGATTCATTAATTCTTCCATTAATTTACTCTTTTCGTCTTTAGCTTCAGTGAGTAAAGAATCGTAATCCATTGTTACTTCAGAATCTGGAGTTTTTAAATTACCACTAAATTTACCTCTTACACGTCCTAAAGTTTCTTTAACATAAGCAACAAACCACTTTCTAACCCAAGCTTGTGCTGGATTATTTAGTTCTGCCCATAACATTTCATCAATTGGAATATCAGAAGGTAGTCTCACTACATCAGGGTTTTTAGCTAAACAATCTTCTCTATCATTAGTTTCGTAATACCAATACCATACTCTATATTCGTTATTTTCTATTGTACCAAAATCAAATTTACCTCCAGGGACATTATAAAGATGTACGGCTTTTTTTCCTTCAGGTAACGCAGTTACTCTATACGTTAATTCACCACCAATAAGTCTTCGTTTTAAATTTATGTCTTGCATTCTAAGTAAAATGTCAAAAGCGGGTGTTATCATGTAATTACCTGTTTGTCCCATTTGTGAAAATCCGGCACCACCACCTAAACCTACACCACCCATACCTCCAAATCCACCCATAAATGGGTCGAAAAAGGCTGCGTCTAATTCTGCTCTTGAAAACCATAATAATTCATTTAATTCTCTACCTGCTGGTATTTCATAAATTTGTTGGTTTGTTTTTAAGTCGATATAATCTTTTTTGAGTACTGAGTCTCCACCGGCTTGAAGTCCAACTATTTTAGAATAAGAATAGGTGTATTGAGTTTCCCAGTCTAATGAACGAGTAGTGAATGCTCTTGTGACAGATTGTTCATCTAAGTTCATACCGTAAAGTGATGTCCATTGAGACTCTATTAACCAATCATTCACATATTGAGCGTAATCCTGAATAGATAACTCTAATAAAGAGTCCATCATTTCATCTTCTATTTCAATACTACGTATTGGTGCACCTAATAGGTGTTTTACACGGGTATAAAGTTTTGTTCTTTGTGGTTCAACTATTACTGACATATGTGTGTTTTCTTAATAAATATTCAGAAAACTACATTTCTTTAATTAATATATTGTGATGACTCGTTAAAAACGTATCTTCCGTTAACTATTTTAGTATTTTTATTCTCAAAAACTTCAGTTCCTAACTTATCACTATGAAAAACTAAATAATCCGTTTTATAGGGTTTAACGTTTCCTGTACCGTAAACAATAACTTTACCGTCTTTTTTATTAATACGATTAAATGGTTTAATTTGTATTGTTTTAGTACCTTCAGGTAATGTGACGACTGCGTCTATACCTTTAATCATATCATCTACGTCACCTAGTTCCCCAACTTTTTTGACATCAGAAGTGTTAAATATTTTTTTTAAACTTACAACAGCGTCAACCTCTCTTTTATCTCCAAACTTATTTGTTTTATCTAAACCAGACATTAGAGTTTTAAACGTTGGTGAATCTGCGTTAAAAATAGAGTACCTTAATTCTATCAAATATTTGTTAAGTCTATCAACTTCAGTTAGTTGTTGTTTGTGATTTTTATCATTAAAATTAATTGCATCAATACCATATTTTCTTAAATATTTATTTGTGTCACTCACTAATGTACAAAAAGCTGTGTAGTTGGTATTTAACTTATTAATCACTGAGCGACCTTTTTGTTCATAATCATAAATCCCTGACATTTGACCTTTAGAGTATTTGTTTTTTTCATACCAATATTCTGAAAATACTTCTTTTAGTATATCCATTATCGTATACATAAAACGTTTTTTTATCTCAGGATTAGTATTAAATAATCTGCGGTACGTCTGTACTTGATTTCTATTACATCCTGCACTCGCACCTTCAGAAATAATACTTTTAACTATCTTCGTTTCAGTTAGTTTTTTTGATGTTTGATTTAAATATAATTCATTAACATAATCCCAATTGATTATTGTCCAAAAATTTCTAACATATTCATCTCTCTTATTACGGTATTTCAAGTAATAAGCATGTTCCCATGTATCTAAACACAATAATGGGTATCCACCATTTTTAACCACATTCATTAATGGGTTGTCTTGATTTGGGGTGGACATTATTTTTAATTTACCATTCTTAGTTAAGACTAACCAAGTCCATCCTGAACCAAAGTTTTTTATTGCCTCATTACTAAATATTTTTTTGAATTTAGGAAAATTACCAAAATCCTTAATTATTTTGTCATAAATTTCACCTTGAGCTCTTTGTTTTTTGGGTGACATTATTTTCCAAAAAAGTGCGTGGTTAAATGCTCCGCCCGCATTGTCTCTAATTGTTTTATTGTATCGTGAAATACCTCTTATTAATTGTTCTAATTCAATGTTACCGTCAACTCTACTCGACAATGCATTATTTAATTTCTTAACGTATCCTTTATAATGTTTGTTATAGTGAGTATCCATAGTTTCTGAATCTATAAATCTCTCTAAGGCAGAATAAGAGTACGGTAATGTTTCTATACCAATTTTTTTCATTTCTGTTAAAATTTGTTTGGGAGTGTGCGAGATATTAACGTTAACTTCTGTTAACTTTTCTCGGCTATTAATTTTATGTTCAATCGTTGAGATTTTATTTATTAATCTTTTGAACTTCATTTATTTTTTTATTATAAATAATGGTTAATTATAATTTTTTATCTTCTAACTGATATTTCATTAATAATTTGTTCCATTATGTCCCCTCTCTCCTCATTATCACCCATAACCGTTTCAAAAATATTTTTCTTATTAGATAAAATATCATATATGATACCTTCTATTGAGTTTTCAAAAATTGGGTAGAATACGGAAACATTAGATTTTTGTCCGTACCTATACGCTCTGTCTTCGGCTTGTGAATGGTCAGAAGGAACAAATGATAAATCATTCATAACTACTGCCTCTGCTGCGGTAAGAGTTATACCAACACCTGCAGCTTTTAAGTTACCAACAAAAACTTTTATTTTATCATTTTCTTGAAATTGGTCTACAGAGTTTTGACGAGCAACTTTACTCATCTTACCGTCTAATTTAACTGCCTTTTTACCAAAGTGGTCCGCAATTCTATTTAGTGTGTCAGTAAAGTTGGTAAAGACAATTACTTTCTTTCCTTGTTCAATAATGTTTTCAACTAACTCACAAGTTTCTTTTATTTTATTTTCGGCAATTATTTGTCTGACTTTCATTAACATAGAAAATTGTACGGTTAATGATTTTTTCTCCCTATCATCCTCCATCCAATCGTAGTATTCACCCATAAGTGCCATATACTCTTTAGATTTTAAATTTAAATAAACGGGAGTGATAATCTTATCAGGTAAATCTAAAATATCCTGTTTTAATCTTCTAAGAACATGCGTTTTGGTTCTATCTCTTAACTCTAATAAGTTAGACGCCCCATTTACGTTCCACACTTTACGATTACCCACATTAAATTGATAACCTTCGCAGTACCTAATTACGTACGCCATCCAATTATAAGCCACAGGTGATTCTACTAAATTTAATAAATTATAATAATTAATTGGTCTTGATGTCATTGGAGTACCCGTTAGTAACCATACCTTACCTATTGAATTTATTATGTCGTTAATTAATTTAGTTCTTTTTGCTTGAACATTTTGAATGTAATGTGCCTCATCGACAACAACTAAATCAAACCCTTCTTGCAATATTATTGATTCTTCTTTGTTTTTTATATCATGAAAATTCTTTAATATGTCATAGTTAATAATAACAAAATCGGCACTTTCCCATTTCTTACCTTCGACTATTGATATGCTTTTTTCGGTATAATTTTGAATTTCACGTTTCCAATTAATTTTTAAAGATGCTGGACAAACAATTAATACTCTTTCGGCTCCCGACTCTAAAGCAGCAATGACGGTTGAGGTAGTCTTACCTAACCCCATATCATCAGCTAAGATATATTTCTTATGACTCGCTAATTTTTCAATAGATTCTATTTGATGTTCTAACGGAGGTCTATGAGAGTATTTAGTATAATCTATTTGAACCTTTTCAATTTCCTGTGATTTTATTAGTGCAACACGAGGTAACCAAAATGAATGTAATTTTTCATTTTCAAATATTTTACCCCATATGTGAAAAGATTTATCTTTTTCGACCAAAAGTTTTTCAATGTAAACTTTTTCAGGTACTTTTGTAAGAAGTTTATCTTCCATCATCTTCTTACCGAAGTAACTATCTAAGTCCACCCACTTTCTGGCTATTTTAGGGACTAACTCATGATAACTATTGATGTAGTCGGCTTGAGCCCTTGTTAATTTAAAATGTTTTTGTTCTTTAAATTTTTTTTGAATAGATTGTATATAATTATTGAACCCATCGTATACTTCTAATGTACGTTGCGCCCTAACTTCAGGTATCTTAGATAATTTATCTTTATTACTTTCCATAATCTAATATTTATAATATAACTATAAACTAACTATTTATCAATATATGAGTAATAGAAAGATACCAATAACGCGTTTAGAAAAGTTTTTCGGTTCCGAGGATTTTGGATTAGAACAAAATATGGGTCGTGAATGGCTTGAAGGTGATATGCATTTCACCGTTGTTCTATATAAGGTCGATAGACAAAAAACTAAAACCGATGATGTGTATGGAGAATCTTTAGAGGACGGAATACAGTTTTTACCTCCTGTTGAATTTAAAGGATACGTAACTATCGAGACACCTGAAAATCAAAATTATTCTAATGCTAATTTATCACAATTAGAACCAGGTAACTTAAAGGTTGGTGTTTACCAAGACGCGTTAGACGAGTTAAATATTGACATCGATTATGGCGATTATTTAGGTTATTATGAAACTGAGGACCGAGTAAGGTATTACTCTGTTGTTAATGATGGTCGTGTTGTTAGCGACAATAAACATACTTATGGTGGGTATAAACCATTTTACCGAAGTATAATTGCGGCACCTGTTAATGACGGGGAATTTAGAGGAATATGAAAAAATTACTAAAAGAAATAAATTTTATTAAAACCCGTATGTCACATATGTGTGAAGGTATTGAAGGTGAAAAAGTTGTGTGTGATGATTGTGGGTGGTCTTGGGATTTAAGTGACGGTGGCCACGACCCGTATATCTGTCATAAATGTGGTAACGATAATCAAGAAGTTAATTATATAGGTAAAAAAGTTATGGTATACTATAACTTACATAAACACACATTTTCAGTATCATATAAAAATAAAATTGTAATGTATGCCGATTATGTTAAATTAAAAGATGTTGAATTTAGAGTACGACAAGGAGGTAAAGAAAAAGTAAGAGATGAAATGAGAAAAAATGTACATGCCTTTGTGATTGGAACTTTAATGGATTTTTGTACGTTTCCGTGTGAAAACTTACCTGATGAGCCAAATGAGAATGTGATAACGTATAATCCGTATAAGTATGACTCATTCGTTAGAAAAGATGGTGAGGAACCAATTTACAATGCTAACGAGGTTGAAATGATTAACTCTAAGAATAAAGTATTTTTTATAAGTGAAACTGTAAAATAATGGGACTACCTAAAAATGTAAAAAAATATTTACCTTTAACTCCTGATAAAATTTTACATCAGAGAAGAGAGGAACTACTTGAACAAATTCAAGAAGATGGTACCTATTTACCAAAATCCATTTTACATGCAGATTTAGATAGGGGTATGTTAGATTTTGTTAGAGACGAATTAGGTATTTCAGTAAACGGGAAGAATATAAAAAATATAGATTTAATTATAACCACACAAAATTGGGCTCAGTTTACTGAGACTTGGAATTTTCAGGATTTAGATAAAAATATTAAACCCCCTTTTGTTGCCACGGTTAGAAACCCCGATGTTAAGTTTGGGACAAATCCATCATTACAATATACAATACCAAATAGAAGACAATTCTATTACGCTAAAGTACCAACGTGGGACGGACAAAGAAAAGGAATGGACATATATAAAATACCTCAACCCGTTCCTGTAGATATTACTTACAATGTAAAAATATTCTGTAATAGAATGAGAGAGTTAAATGACTTTAATAAAAAGGTATTACAGAAATTTTCATCTAGACAAGCGTATACAGAAATAAAGGGTCACTATATACCAATGATATTAAACAGTTCATCTGACGAATCCGTTTTAGAACTTGAGAAAAGAAAATACTACGTACAAAACTACGAATTCTTAATGATGGGATTCTTATTAGATGAAGAAGAGTTTGAGGTGTCTCCTGCAATATCTAGAACCGCAACTATATTTGAGGTTGATTTACTTAATACTGGTAAGAGAGTTGAGAAATTACCTTCGAATCCAAGTGATTTTGATTTAGACATTATTTTTGTTAGTGGTTTAGAATCTTTAACTGAAACTTACAGATATGAAATTGATTTAACAATATTAGAAACGTCTAATGTAGATAGTTATTCCGTTTATATTAATGATAACTATATTGGTGATGATATCGCAACAATAAAGGTATCAACTAATGATGAGATTAAGATTGATGTAGTTAAAATAGATATAACCAAACAGTCAGTATTAAAATCTAAAGCTAGACTTCTATAATTACTCTCCGTAGATATCTCTAACTTCTTTACAATTATCCTCAATTAACTTTTCTAAGAATTTATAAATCTTTAAACCGTGTTTTTCGCAGTATAGTTTTAAAGTCTTATGTGACTCAGGTGAAATTTTTATGTTTTTTATTTTACTCATCCATGTTTTTTTAAAAAGTAGAAAAAAGGTAGAATTTTTTCCTACTCTATATAAATATACTCTTTATGTAATAGTTTTTTCATCTTTTTGCTAATATTTATCTATAAATAAAAACTTAAGAAAAAAATTACACAATGGCGACATCTAACAAAGTATTCGTATCTCCGGGTGTTTATACATCAGAAAGAGATTTAAGTTTTGTAGCACAAAGTGTAGGAGTAACAACTCTTGGGTTAGTAGGTGAAACAATTTCGGGACCAGCATTCGAGCCGATTTTCATTACTAATTACGATGAGTTCCAATCCTATTTTGGTGGTACAAATCCAACTAAATTTGTAAATACTCAGATACCTAAGTATGAGGCGGCTTATATAGCTAAGTCTTATCTACAACAATCAAATCAATTGTTTGTAACAAGGGTACTTGGATTATCAGGGTATGACGCAGGACCTTCATGGTCAATAACAACTATCGGTAACTTAGATAGTTCAGGAACGACCGCTACGGGACAAACTGGACCATTTACAGTGTCATTCTCCGGAGTTTCAGGAACATCTACAAGTGTGGCTATCACCAATTATGGTGGTCTACCCGCTTCAATTCAAGGTGTGATAACAGATTCATATACAACATATACTGGCGGTGAATCAACTTTACAATCAGATATGGAAGGTTATTTCTATTCTGAAATTGTAAACAACGCAAATTCGGGACAAACCTCCTATTTTTGGGGAGCAGTCGATTCGACCACATATGATAATATTACAGGAGTAACTACTACACCTAATTACGTAAGTAACGTAAATGTTTTAGGTGTTGAAAATATACAGTTTGAATCAATAGAATTAACTGACTCAGTAAACGACCCATGGTATTACGCATTATTTACAGAATCTAATGGTGTTTATAATGGTACAGGTTTCGGCTTTGGTGTAACCACGTTAGTAAATACGGTTGGTCTCGAATATCAAGGGACCGCTCAAGTTTACGTAACTAATTATACAGGTACACCGTATAATGATTATCATGATGTGGTAGTAGCAACTTTACGTTCACGAGGTATCGATACATATACTTCTGATGATGGTCCTGTATATGAAGTATCAGGATTAACTGATGTTAACATGGATTGTACGGGTGTTTACTCGGAGGTTAATACTAACCCTTTCTCTACATTTGGTCTTTCAGCAACAACTGCAAATGGAGATAATTTCTTTTTCCAAACATCATTTAACGTATCTAATTCCAATTACCTATCAAAGGTATTCGGAAAATCGAATTTTGCAAAACCAAAATCTGAAGTACCTTTATTCGTAGAAGAAGAATATTATAACTTATTAAATACTGGTTATAGATTAGGTCGTGTTCGTGGTTTAAATTGTACACTAACTGATTTACCAAGTGCGAGACAAGATTTAGGAACTAACACAAGTATTGGTTGGTATTTAGAACAATATCAAACACCTGAAACTCCATATTTTGTTTCAGAACTGAGAGGTAACCAAGTTTATGATATGTTTAAAGTTATAACAATATCTGACGGTAATGCTGCAAACAGAGAGGTAAAAGTTTCAATTATGAATATCTCATTTAATAATGGAACCTTTGATGTTGTAGTACGTGATTTCTTCGATACAGACGCAAATCCTGTAGTTTTAGAGAAATTCACTAACTGTACGATGGATATCAACCAAAATAGTTTTGTAGCTAAGAAAATTGGTACATCTAATGGTGAATTTGAATTAAGGTCAAGATTTATAATGTTAGAAATGAATGAAGATGCACCTATGGATTCACTACCTTGTGGGTTTAGAGGATATCAAACTAGACAGTATTCAGGGGTTAAATCACCATTCTTAGAATATAAAACAAAATATGACACACCGGGTGAAGTTATTTGGAACCCACCATTTGGTGCGGCTTCAGGTACAGACAATGAAACAAGAAGTTCAGGTGATAGAGTAAGAAGAACATACTTAGGTGTTTCTAACACCGCAGGTATAGATGCGGATTTCTTATCATATAAAGGAAAACAAAATCCTACTAATTTAGCGACCGCTACTGATTCACAACCATGGTCTTACCTAACTAAAGGTTACCATATGGATTCAGGAGCAACGGTTATTTTAATTTCATCTAACTATGTTACTTCAGGTGAAACCGCTTTTGAAGTTGGTGACGCTAGTTTTGACGGGGAACCTCAAAGTGAAAGTAACCCATATTATAGATTAAATGCACGTAAGTTCACTGTTGTACCATCAGGAGGTTTTGACGGATGGGACATTTACAGGCAATATAGAACTAATGGTGACAGGTACCAATTAGGAGCTGCTGGATTTAGAGCAGGTGCTGCACCATCAATAACTTATCCAACCGCAACAGGGTGGGGAGCATTTAAACAAATTGTAGGTCCAGATAAATTAACTTGGGCTAACACTGATTATTACGCTTACTTATGGGGTCAGTACACATTCAATAATCCTGAATCAGTTAACATTAACGTGTTTACTACACCTGGTATTGATTATGTTAACAACTCAAATTTAGTTGAGTCAGCAATTGACATGATTGAACAGGACAGAGCGGATTCAGTTTATATTTGTACAACACCTGATTATAATATGTTTACACCTTCTTTAGGGAATTTCGATACGGACTTCATTTATCCTGAAGAGGCGGTAGATAATTTAGAGGATACAGGAATTGACTCTAACTACACTGCAACTTATTACCCATGGATTCTTACAAGAGATACGGTTAATAATACACAGATTTATCTTCCACCAACAGGTGAAGTTGTTAGAAACTTAGCATTAACAGACAACATCGCTTTCCCATGGTTCGCATCAGCGGGTTACACGAGAGGTTTAGTTAATTCTGTTAAAGCACGTAAAAAACTAACACAAGAAGATAGAGATACACTTTATCAAGGTAGATTAAACCCGATAGCAACCTTCTCTGATGTTGGTACAGTTATTTGGGGTAACAAAACTTTACAGATTAAAGAATCTGCACTTGATAGAATAAATGTTAGAAGATTATTACTACAAGCACGTAAGTTAATTTCGGCAGTAGCGGTAAGATTATTATTCGAACAAAACGATGAACAAGTTAGACAAGAGTTCTTAGACTCAGTTAATCCTATCTTAGATAGTATTAGAAGAGACAGAGGTTTGATTGACTTTAGAGTTACAGTTTCAAATACACCTGAAGATTTAGACTCTAATACGTTAACAGGTAAAATTTACTTGAAACCAACAAGAGCACTTGAATTTATAGATATTGAATTCTTGATTACTCCTACAGGAGCATCTTTTGAAGATATTTAATAACTAACTATATTTATATTAAGGAGGAGGGTTAATTCCCTCCTCTTAGCCAATTAAACGTTTAAACAAAAATAAAATGGAATTCAAGAAAAAAACACTTAACGAGTCGTTAAACGTAAAGTCTGACGGAAAAAAGTCTTTTTCTAAAAAACCTCAGAATATTGTTATATCTGAGTCACAATTAGAGAGACTAATGGTAAAAATTAATAAGAAAAACTAAGTAGAAAGATGAGTTTAAAGAAGGTTATTAGAGAATTTTATCACGAAAAAAAATTACAAGAAGGGTTTGACCCTGAAGGTAATCCCGATTTAAAGTATTATGCTTTTGATTGGGATGATAATATTGCGACTATGCCGACACAAATCATACTTTTGTCCGATGAGGACGAGGAGGTGGGAATGTCAACAGAAGACTTCGCCGACTATCGAGGTATGATTGGTAAAGAACCTTTTGAATATAAGGGTAAAATGATTGTAGGGTATGCCGATGACCCTTACAGAAATTTCGGAGTTAAGGGTGATAACGCCTTTATAGTGGACTCCCTATTAGCAAAACCAGGTCCATCGTGGAATGATTTTGTTGAAGCGATAAACGGGGGGTCAATTTTTTCAATAATCACTGCAAGAGGTCACACACCATCGGTATTACGTGAAGCGATTTATAATATGATTGTGACTAACCATAACGGTATTAGCAAGGAGTCTTTAATTGACAATCTTAAAAAGTATCGTAATATGTCGGGTGACGAGGAAAAGGATTCGTCCGTAATGATTAATGATTATTTGGATTTAAATAAATACCATCCTGTAACATATGGTGAAGGTAACGCTGCTGACCCTGAAGAGGGTAAAATTAAAGCTTTAAGGAGTTTTATCGCGTATGTGAAAGAAATGAGTGAAAGAATTGGTAAAAAAGCCTTTCTTAAAAATGATATAAAAAATAATTTCATACCTATGATTGGGTTTTCTGACGATGACCCAGGCAATGTAGAAAAGATTAAAGCATTTTTAGATAAAGAATATAAAGATAAACCAGTTAAAATGTATTTAACTAAAGGAGGAGATAAAAAAGAAGTATAATTATTATTATATTTTATTTGCTCTAGTAGATTACTGAAAAAAAAATAAAAGTAAATAGAAAAACTTTTAAACTGGATATTTATAATTAAATAAACTAAAGAAATATAAAACCAAAATACAATGGCAGACTTATTAATGAAAATGCCCGTTCCCTATGAACCAAAAAGGAAGAACCGATTTATACTATCGTTTCCATCTTCATTGGGTATTAATTCTTGGTATGTTGAGTCTACATCAAGACCTAACATCCAAATCGGGTCAACAGAGATTCCTTTTTTAAACACCTCTACATACGTAGCAGGTAGATTCGTGTGGAACACGATAAACGTTACATTCCGTGACCCAATTGGACCATCAGCGTCACAAGCGTTAATGGAGTGGGTTAGATTACATTCAGAGTCCGTAACAGGACGTATGGGATATGCTGCAGGTTATAAGAAAGACTTAGACCTAGAGATGTTAGACCCAACAGGTGTGGCGGTTGAAAAATGGATTCTACAAGGAACATTTTTAACTGATGTTAATTTCGATAGTTTAGGATATAGTGATGATGCGTTAGCTACTATTACAGCTACATTACGTCCTGATAGATGTATTTTGGTATACTAATATAAAACAAGTATTGATAATAAACCAATCAATTGTATATTTAAAACCATAGAGGTCATTGAACTTCTATGGTTTTTTATTTAAATAAACTATTATGGACCAAGGAAAACAATACGGACAAGCAAATATGAATTTACCACACGATGTGGTACCATTACCATCGCAAGGTATTTTTTACACTAATAAGAAAAAATCACTTAAAGTCGGTTATTTAACCGCTCAGGATGAAAACTTATTATTATCTAATTCAGGAAGTAAAAACTTAGTGATGACATTACTAAAAAATAAAATTTACGAACCTGATTTTAATGTTAACGAATTATTAGATGGGGACGCCGAGGCTGTATTAATATTTTTAAGAAATACTGCGTTTGGTTCTGACTATAACTTTGTATTAAAAGACCCAAAAACAGGTAAGGATTTTAATTTTAAGGTGGCTTTAGATGAATTAAACATTGAAAAAACTAAGATAAAACCTAATGAAAAGGGCTTATTTGAATTTAATTTACCAAAAACAGGTGTCAATGTTGTATGTCGACTTTTAAATATTCAAGATACTAATGAGTTATCTGAATTACCTGATTTATACCCTGACGGAGTAACGGTACCTCTTGTTACTAAACGGTTAGAAAAGTTAATCATTTCCATAGATGGGGATGAAAATAGAGAAAAAATATCAACATTTATAAGTACGCTACCTATTATGGATTCAAAATTTATTAGAAACACAATGAAAGATTGTGAACCTAAGTTGGACCTTAATAGAACTACTACAGCCCCGTCAGGAGAAAAAGTGACTATGCGTATCACTTTTGGGGCAGAGTTTTTTCGTCCTTTCTTCTAACTATAGGAAAATTATGCTCGATGAGTTCTATTATCTAAGTAAACATGTTAATATGTCTTACTCAGACCTACAATTAATGCCCACCTTTGAGAGAAAGTTTTTTATTGATAAACTTTCTTCTGAATTCCAAGAAAAAAACGAACAGATAGAAAAACAACGACAGAAATCTAGATAACTAATATTTATAGTAAACAATTATATCTATGTACCAATCTGATGATATGGAAAAAGTAACGGGTAATATTGCTACTAATATTAAAATAGCTGATATTTCCCTTAAAGCTTTTGCTACAAGTCTTAAAAATAGTTTAACCGAAATCCAATCGGTGATTAACTCCGTGGCGGGTTACAATACTCTAGCGGCAAATACTGCTAGGGAGGTCATGGGTTCGACAAGGGTAGTTGGAAACGCCATACAAAAAGCATCTGCTGCCGCCGCAGAAAATACTTTATTAGTTGGAAAAGGTGTTGAAGATAATATTAAATTATATGGGGCTCTAAATGAGTCCATGATGAGATTAACATTTTTCTCTGACAAACAAATTGAGGCATTTCAAATCTTAGGTTTTACCGCTAATATGTCTGCCGCGGAATTAGCTACTATGGCGACTTCATTTGATACATTAGGTTATACAACCGACAAAACATTGGAAACAATGGAAGGTATGACAAAACAGGCTCGGTCATATGGTTTAAATGTCTCAGAATTTATGGGTGGTGTTAACAAGAATTTAAAGTTAATGACATCATATAATTTTAAAGATGGTGTGAAAGGTCTTTCTAATATGGTCGCACAAGCTCAATCTTTAAGAATTGATATGAGTACAACTGTTAGTTTAGCTGATAAATTAATGTCCCCTGAAGCCGCGATTGAAACCGCCGCAGGTTTCCAAATGTTAGGTGGTGCCATTGGTAAACTAGGTGACCCATTTCAGTTACTTCACATGGCTCAAACGGATATGGAAGGTCTACAAGATAGTGTTGTTGGTATGGCCGCAGCATCAGTGAGTTTTAACGAAGAAACGGGTGAATTTGATATCCCTGTTACTGAGATGTATCGACTTAGAGAGGCCGCGGATTTAGCTGGAATGGGTTACCAAGAGATGACCGAATTAGCTATGAAGGCAGCTCAAAAAAATAAGAAATTAGATATATTAGGTAATCTTAGTGGTGTAAGTGATGAACAAAAAGAGTTAATTTCTAATCTTGGTAAGATTAATAAAGACGGTAATATTGATATTACTATGCCTGATGGGACACTTAGACAAATTGGTCAAGGTTTCAATGATATGACAGCTAATGATTACACGGCATTAGAAAAAGTTGTAGCTAAAGATGCGATGAATGAACTAGATGTTGCTAAAAAATCGATGGGATATCTCAATGAAATAGCCGCGGCTCAATCAGTTCTAACGAATATGACTAGACTACAATTAGCACAAGGTGACGGTTTTACAGATATCGCGGAAGGTTTAGTAACGTCTAGTACCAATGTAATTGACTCTCTTAAAGGTGAGAACGATAAAGGTGAAAGAGGTAAAGGAAGAAGGGCACAAGAATTTTTTCAAATACCTGATAAAGTTGTCGAAGCGTTTTCTTTGGGATTAAGTCAATTAAAAGTAAGTCCAGACCAG